ATGATGCAGCATGTTTTGTTATATATGAAAAAACATTCCAAACTAGTTTTAGCACTCCAAGTTTTCTTAGCTATAGTTGCTGTTATGCTGTACTGTAAATCTAAGACGTTAGACGAGACAACATATATACTAGAATTTACCTCATTTGTTTTACTAACAATAATGCTTAGCTTAGTAGGCATTCAAGAAATTTTGAATAAATCTCATACCGTTGTCATTATATATTCGTTTCTCGTTGCTTTATTTTGTTTTGGCATAGCGATCTACCAGTTAATTTTATTGTTATCCTTATACTTTTAAGTTTGTTATAGAAGATTGGCTCATTTATATAATTGTAGTAAGCCGTCTAGCTGTTTGAAGCATAGGACGGCTTACTTTCGTTTATGAAAGGACAGCATAGCTACAATAAGCAACCCGAATGAAATCCATCATTCATGATCATTCATCATATTTACTCGTATCTATTTTTATTTCTAGTGCGTTCAACTTATCTATAACAATATCATATTTTTCTGCAAATTTGGTTAATATCTCATGATGTCGCTGGGACTGTATATCATACTCTTTGCGAATGTTTGCTATCTCACTGCGATACAATTCTTCTCTCGTATTATATGTTTTCAACGTCCAAAAAAATAAGCTAACAAAAAGGACCGCAAACGGCCCATACAGTGTAAAATAATCGATGATGTTGTATTGGCTATCTATGATGTCCACCTCCCCCGAATCTTTGTAATCCAATACTATGGGAAAACTCTTTATCTATTTATCAAGTGCAATATATTAAGATTTTGTTCCAGACATGCTGTACCACTCATTATTATACTTATATTGCAACTTCCCATCGTCGCTTACTCGAATATTACCTTCATGTAATACTTTATTATCATTAATAATGATTTCACCATTGTTGTCCATATATGCTTTCACATCTCCGTTATATCGAAACTCTGCTAATATATTGTCTGTTGAATCATAAACCATTGTATTTACATCAAATATAAACCTCGCACCACTTCTGAGTACCAAATGATCTGGACCAAATACGCTATGTGGATCATTCTCTGAACCAATAACTAACAACCCTTCTTCTTTTACATCCGCACCATTTGCTAACCCTTCTTGTAAATCATACAAACCTTCAGCAAAATTCTTTGCTTCATCATAGTAACGAATATAACCGTAATCAGAGTTTTCATTCCCTTTACTATGCAACTGTATCCCAGCATATCCATTTGTATCATGATGAAATAACTCTAAACCATCTCCTTCATGACGAATGTATAATTTCCCTTCTTTATATTGATTCCCTTCGTTTCGTAGATACTTTTCAGATAAAGAATGATTAACTTGAGCTAGTTGCTGTTTCTGGTCAGCTATATCTTGAACAAGTTCACGAACTACCATATTTAAATTTGTATCATAAAGCATATCTATATGTTGTACTTTTGTACTTAAACTATCAGCTACAAAATAAGTAACACTATATTGGGCATTCTTATTAAAGTTTCCAGTTTCAATGATGGCTTGCTCATCACCATAATGCTTTATATCTACATCTTCATGAAAAACTCTCGACCAGCTTGCTTTTTCATTTCCATTTTCATATACATCTAAGATTTTTTTTGTTTTATAGCTTAATCCTTCGCTATCTTCAAAAGCACCATTAATCCAATACTTTGAATTGAAATATTTAGGTGTAACTGTTTCTTTTACTATTAACCCCTCACCAAAAGTTAACTGATTCTCTCCTTCAAAAAGGGATAAACCAACTTGACCCTCTATTTCTTCTTCAATAGACTGTTGTAGTTGGTATACGATTGTATAAGGCGTATACTGAAATGATTTATAAAGAACCGCTGTTCCCTTATCTACTTTTTCGTCTTCATTTAAAACACTTTGATCCAATTCTCCGTCATTATATTTCCACCCGTTAAAATATCTTTTTATATCATATGGATTGGGAGTAATATCTGACCAACCACTATCACTATTCATAATCTTAATGTGTAAACTTCCGTTCTCTAATATAAAGTCTTCATTTTCAACAATTTGACCGTTATAAGAAATAAGAACAAGATTACTCATATCTATTGATTTATTTATTGCAAAGTTTAAGAGTTTTACTATTTTGTATCCAGATCCCTCTTCATGTAATTGCCAATTCATCGACCCATCCAATTCTTTCTTCTCAAACCATGTTGTTTTGTACAATTTATTTTCACGCTCTGTTATTGTATCTGCTTTCTCGTTATCCATACTCGAACATAGGCTAGTATTAAAAAATACTAAATCATCATTTTTCGGTTCGAATTTCATCACTTTTGATCCTATGCTAAGCATTGGATTCTCAAATACATACATCTCTGGTGTCTCAAATGAAGTAATACCTAATTTCAAGCTCAAACTAACAGCATTGGGTGGAGGAGAGAAAGTTACTTCACCAATCACCTCTGACTCCATCACAAGATCATCTTGATCGTCCCACAGCTGATATATCAGCTGCCCCTCTACTTTATCCATGCTCAGAGTATAATTTTCTTCAGGTACTATCGGGATTTTTGGACTATAACTAAATGTGGAAGATGCTGTTGCATTTAATGTTGCACTGTAGTCTTCATGGATCATCATATCATTACTTAATTCCCATGCATGAAATGGAGGTATCATGTTTTTTCCATGTCGAATGATATAAGGACATTGTATTGATTGCACACTATCTACATACGAATAAGCTACTGTGATATAACTTGTTGCTTCCTCAAGCGTGAGAGAATCGATATAGGTCTTTTCTTCGTCAGAAATTTCATATAAACGCAAACTATCGAAAGCAACCCACTGATTATTTGAATCAATTTTAAAATGAATTCCAACATTGTTTTCTGTACCATCAGCGGTGAATGTTACATAATCTAAAATAAATGAAGCACTGTTATTCTTGTTACTTAGTTTATGGTACCCTCCTGACTTTCTTACCGCTACTGTTCCAGTAATAGAACTACTTCCATCTTTTATAACTGATGCAAATAGATAGTTTCTACCGCTTATAATATGTTGAGTAGGAATACCATAGTAACTTGAAGCAGGATATTGATCTGCTAAGTCAAAGTATACTTTTATACCGTATTTACCGTTAAAATCATTTTCCTTATTCGATTGAAAAGAACTGGCTACTTGACCAATTTGAACGGAAAATTTACTTTCTTCCTCACAATTCCCTTCTCTTCCTAATAAATTAATCAATGTACGCCCACGTATTTGATCAAAGGTTACATTGGTAGCTTGATTAGTCGTGACTTTATTGTGTCCTCGTTTTAATGTTACTATTTTGTTTGTTGAATCTGCTAATTTCCCCTGTATTTCTCCTAAATCACTTTGCAAATCGTTTACACTATCCTTTACTTCTTGCACGGTTGTATCTATCGTTTCAAAATTCTCATTAAATTCTTCGTGTAGTACATAATCTGATGATTCCCATGTATGAAGCTCGAGATTTTCTGTTTTCTTGCTCATCTATTATTTCCTCTCCTTTCACATTACTAAAATTAGATAAGAACTAACGCCGATGTTTACAACTAATTACTCTATTTTTGAATCCCACTTAGTTCATACCAATTGTCGTTATATTTATAATGCAACTTACCGTCGCTTGAGATTTGGATTGTGCTTTCATCCAGTACTTTATTATCTCCTACATAAAAAGTGGATGGGGCTTTTCTTACTTCAATCCATTCTATGAGTGTTTCACCTTTTCCGACAATGTCTAAACTATTTACATAATTACATATAACCACTAAATCCCAGTATTTTGCATCTGGATCAAATTTATTATGGGAATTCTCCTCTGGTGTGTTATAACCCGAAATTGCACTCTCAAAAAATGCAGTTTCTCCTGCCGATATATTTTGAAACTCCGCTCCAAAATAATTGTATACATGGGCTGTATCATAAAGCAGTTCGTTATAATTGTTATCAAGAGAGATCGCACCCAACCAAAATTTAGTATCTTCTTCCCCTTCTAATTTCTTCACTTTTGCCTTTACAAAATACGTACTATCTGGGTCAACAGGCATTCTCATTCTAACCTTTGTCCAGCACTCGTCTGTGAATACAATACCTTGATGCTCTGCACGATATGCAACAGATCCTTCACTATTATAGTCGTATATTAAAGGGGACCAATCATTATTACCGAGCAACAATGTATCTTTGGTATGCAGCATCTCTTTTTCTAACTTGTTGGAATATTGTTTAGCACTATCTATTTTATTCGTTACAGAAGTAAGTTCCTTGGACAGATCGGCTGTTTTTTGCACTAAAGATTCCACTACAGTATGCAAACTACCCTCATATTCTAAATGCATTGTAGACATTGGTGGAGTTAACGAATTTATCATTTGATAGGTAACGGTGTAAGTTGAATCGGAATGATAGTCATATTCAGAAATAACTGCGTATTCTTTACCATACATAGATACAAGATCAGTATTATGTGGTGCAATACTCCAATTAGCATCCTTCCTTCCGTCCCGATACACACATGAAATTTTTGAATTTTTCTTTGGCAATTGTTCACCAAGATTTTCTGCAAATGCAGCGTTAATCCAGTATTGAGAGTTGAAAATTCTCGGTCTAACTTCCTCCTGTACAATAATTCCTTCACCAACCTCTACTTGGTTCTTCCCTGTAAGAAACGATAGTCCTAACTGACCTTCAATTACTTCTTCTATGGGTTCTTCAAGTTCATATTGAAGTTGATAAGGCGTGTAGTTAGAAGGCATTGATTTTTGTGATTGTAAGCTATTTGTAATTTCATTATTTCCTGTAATGCTTTCCCACTTCTCACCATCAATGTATTTCCAACCGTTAAAATATCTACAAATATCCCATTCAGAAGGATTATAATTTTCCCAGCCTGTATCCTCGTCGGAGAGAAAAATAAATACAGCTTTTTCTTCCGATATAGTAAAGGCATCTGCTTTTATTGTTTCATCTATACTTTGTTCCAATAATTGATTGTTATATTTTATTAATAGGTGCTTGTTTGGTTTTTTCTTAAATGTCTTAAAGAAATTATCTAAAAATTCATTAGAAAGCCTTATTTTCTTTACCCCTGACACATCTTCAACTAATCTATAAATTATTTTTCCAGTTAACTCAATATGATCCATGCGCTTATTCTTGTATAATATCCCGTCTCGCTCAGTGATCGAATCATATACTTCACCGTCCATACTTGATCGCAGGACGGTTTCGACATACATTTCATCATTGTTTTGCGGTTCAAAATTGACTTTTGCTGTGCCTAACGCCAACATTAAATTTTCAAAACCGAATGTACCTGTACCTTTTTCCACTGTATTGCCTATTTTTATGGTCATCTTCACTGCTTCATCAGAAATGGTAAGTGAGCTGTTATTTTCTAAGACTTCTTCCTCTATGATCTCACCTTCATCATTCCACGACTGATAGATGGCGTTACCGTCCATAGTGTCAGCACTAAAAGCATAGGCTTCACCAGCAACTACTGAAATAGGCGGACTGATGCTCCATCGCTCATGTTCTGTAGCACGTAATGTAAGTTTATAATCTTTATCTATCGTAGTTTCCTCCGACAAATTCCAATCAGAAAAGGGAGGGATGACATTTCTACCATAACGAATGACATATGGATTTGTTAAAGAACGTAAACCTTCAACATATGGATATCGCGTTGCAATGTATTTTTCCGCTTCTATGATACTAAGTGAGTCGATGTAGGTTTTTTCACTTTCTATTATTTCGTATAGCCTTAAGCCATCAAAAGCACACCATTGCTCATTAGCTAAAACATTAAAATATATCCCTACACTCTCTTCTGTTCCATCTGCTGTGAAAGTGACATAGTCTAATGTCGATGTTAATTTACTATCTGTACTTTGAATATGATATTCCGTATTAAATTTTCTTACAGCAACATTTCCTTTAATTGATGAACTACTATCTTTAATATGTGCCGCAGCTAAATAGTGTTTCCCTTGTTTGATGTTGTAATTCCGTATACCATAAAAACTAGTTCCATATTCCAAATCATCTACTAAGGAGAAAGTAGCACGAATCCCATGTCCACCATACACTGCATCCGCTTTACTTAGCTGGAATGTATCCGCTTTTAAAGCAATTTGCACGGAAAATTTACTTGTGTCCTCACAGTTGCCATCGCTACCTAACAAGTTAACCATTGTCCTCCCTATTATCTCTGTCATACGAACACCAGATGCTTGTTCGGTAGTTACAATGTTTTGTCCTCGCTGTAAAGAGATGGTCGTTGCCGATGTATCCGCTAGTTTTTGCTTAATATGCTCAACATTCTCTTCTAAATCATTCACTTCATCTTGTAAATTTGTTAGGTGTTCTTTTGCGTCTGCTACTTCAAGATCTATTGTTTGAAAATTTTCATTGAATTCTTCGTGTAGTACGTAATCTGATGATTCCCATACATTCAGATTCAAATGGTTGGTTTTGTTATTGCTCATCTATTATTTCCTCTCCTTTCATCTTGCAACTTTACTGTATATAAAAACATCTCTACTATCGTACGCTCTTAATTCGCTTAAAAAAGAACGATAGTAGAGATGGAACATAGGGGGCAAAACATATGTCTGTTTGCTCCACTTGCATAGGTCACAAAAGTCGCGGCACAGACATATATTCTGCTAGGTAGGCGTAAAGAAAGTGAGTGAACACTTCTTTTGCAAAAATAGCAAAAGTCACTTTTCACTTACTTTCTTTGTTCAGTTAAGCATCGCATCGTTGAGTTTTAACTATGTTGAATTGCTATCATTTAGAAACATAGTTTGTAATTCGCCCCACTGATAGGCTTTTATATCGTTATAGGTTGTTTTATAACCTTCTAATTCACTCCACGGTAAGTACGTGAATGTAAATGTCGTTTGTAAGTGTGCTGGGACGATTTCATTAATGGCATTTTGTATGTCTGCTAAGTTAGATGGCACGCCGCGCTGACCCACAAATGTGATGTTAATCTGGTATAACTTTTGATTTTCCGTAATTTCTACTTCACCATTGACGTATGCTTTAGCTACTGTCTTGATGAGATCAGCATTAACGGTACCGACCCCTCTTAGCTTGGATTCAATGACAGAGCGTCTTTCTTGGACGGGCTTAAAATTATCTGTTGGGATGTCACAAATACGCTCCCAGTGTTCTAACCCCCATGTGGCGGTAGATACAAAAAATTGATCCAGTACATCTTGTACGGCATCATTTAGTTGCTGTACTTCTTCAGCTTCTAAATTTACGATGTTTTGTGGGATGCGTGCATCTTGGTAATAACGTGGCAAGTAATCTAGCATTTCTTGTTTATATTTTCGAGTTAGTATGGTATTCAGCCTCCCGAGGTAAAATATATGCCTGCTTGCTCCACTTGCGTAGTTCACAAAAGTCGCGATGCATACATGTATTTTGCTAGTTGAAACGCAAAAGATGTGGCTGGGTGCTCCTCTTGCATAAACCGCAAAGGTCGCTACCCATCCACATCTTTTGCTGATTGGTATGTTGCAGGTAGATCAAATGTTGTTTCTTTTCATACTATCTATGTTAATAGTAGCGAACGGTTTTCCAGTTTTGTCCGTTATAGAATTTTAGGTTACCGTCACTATCTATTTTTAATGTTCCTTCTGTTAACACTTTGTCTCCGTTGTTTGTTAAGGTTCCTTCAACTTCAACGCCATGGGAAAAATCATTGTTTTGGTTAATTACTAGTTTTTCTTCCACAGCTAAATCTTTGACAGCTAAAGCATTTTTACCAAAGTATTGAAAGTCTTTATTTGGTGAGAATCCCCATTCGCCCATGTCAGCTTGGGTTAATACTTTATTACCTTTTAACGGTGCACGAATTCCCCCTCCAATATAATGATTAGCAGAAGAATTAAACCGTGTTAGTATTCCTGTCGATATTCCATCTTCAGATATTTTCAATCTATCATTAACCTCAGTTTTAGGATAATAAGTTGTATTATACTCAGGTAAATCTGTTCTTGGATTTCGTTCATATTTATCGTAATATATTTCCACTTTTATGTTTGGTGAAGTTGAGCTTATTTGATATGCCGCACCTCCACCTCGCATCCAAACAATCACTACAGAGGTATCAGGTCTAGAGCATATAATGTCAGCTACCGTTGTTTCAAAAGTTTGACCGATCGTAACATCCATCTCATACGAAGCACCAGACCAACCTATTAACATTTGATCTATGATGAGATTTAATCCAGCAAAATGATTTGTGGAATCAGGATACCAACTTGATGGTGCCTGCCAACCGTATGAACGATAAATATCTAATCGATGCTTTCTTGTATTTTCAGTAAACTCTACCCCCTCAAACACAACGGGATAGTACGTGTTGGCATCGCCTTCTACAACAAAGTCTATCGTTTTCTTTGTTTGTACTCTTGCATCACCTACATATAAAGTATTAGGTGCTTTATACACTTCCAACGATTCGATTAAAGTTTGTCCTGTTCCAGTACCATCATTTAAGTAATTACAGACTATAACAACATCAAAATAGGCTGCATTGGGATCAAATTTATGGTGATCAGCTTCATTCTCAATATTGTATCCCTTGATTGTGCCTTCATAGGTCATTGTGTTGTTAACAGGTGGTGTAGCTGCTAAAGCTGCAAAATAATTATAATTAGTTGCTTGATCTTTCATAATTGCATTAAAATCACTATCTAATGAAGCAGCACCACAATAAAACGTACCATTTCCACTTAACTTCTTCACCTTTACCCTAGCGTAGTACGTACTTTCAGGATCAATAGGTATACGTGTGCGAATGAGAACAGCGGTTTCATCTTTCACGATTCCCCCTTGTTGTTCTGGATCATAAGCAATTTTACTCATATCTGTGTCATATACTAGTGACGTCCAGTCGTTATTACCTAGTATGAGGCAGTTACGTTGGAAGTGCATTGTATCGCTAAGTTGGTCGGTGTATGCTTTAGCATTTGCTTCTGTTTCGTTCCATTGCTCTCTTTCCTGCTGTGTGATGTGAACAGTGGTGTCACTTTCATGCGTGTCTAGCTGCGATTGGGAAGCGCTATTTTCATCAATAATATCCCAATTTTCATTAAACATTTCCCGCTTCACATACTCATTCCCATGCGGTTTTTTGATTCCTAATTTTGACGTTAAGTCAGGCATTATAAAGCCTCCTCGTAAGCTTCAAATTCGCTCCAAATGATATTTTCACCATCCAATTCATCCCATGTAAACTGGTTAGCGTCCATATCGTTCCAAATGATGAACGTAAATTCAAAGCTAATGTTCAAATGCGCTGGGATAATTTCTTGCAGCGATTGTTTGATATCATCGAGGTTAGAGGGAATACCAAGTTTCCCAACAAATCTAACGTTAATCTGATATTGAGCAGGTAATTCTTCTACGTCTACTTCCCCGTAGTTATAAGATTCTGCCACTTCTTTCATCAACTCGATATTCACAGTACCAATGCCCCTTAGTTTTGAACGCACGACAGCACGTCGCTCTTCATGTGTTTTAGTGTAATCTGGAGTAATACCACAAATGCGTTCCCAATTGTCTAAGCCCCATGTTGCTTTGTCTACAAAAAATTGATGCAGTACATCTTGTACTGCATCATTTAATGCTTTTACTTCACTTGCTTCTAACTTCATGACATTGTTAACGATACGATTGTCCTGATAGTAACTTGGCAAGTAGTCCAACATATCTTGGGTCACTTTTTCTAGAGAAGTGGTGTTTTTGTTGTTCATGCACTTCCCTCCTTCTCTGTTACGGTCACACCGTTTTCAGACAGTACGGCTACTTGTCCATCTTGGATAGCAATTTCTACATTACCTGTTGCTTGTCCATTAATATATAGTTCATCGTAGTCTTTGACTGCTTCTAAATCGAGTATGACATTTCCTATTTGTGAGCGGCGTACGATAGGATCAGCAAAAGCTAATGAAGCTAAATATTGCGTAATATCTTCTGTAATTTTTTGCTGTAACTGTTCTAATGTCCGTTGTCCTTTGTAGCCATCTAACCATTCTATTTTTACGGATATAGTAATTGGAATTTCTGTTGCTGCTTCTACGGTAACATCTGCTCCAATGGGACGTACTTTTTCAATATGCTTGTCCACATCTTCCGTTATTTCGGTAGAAGGTGCTTTTTTATCATCACCTAGAATGATCACTTTTACAGTACCTGGTCCATTGGCAAGCGGTTTGACCAACGCTTCAGATATACCCGGGACTTCTTTTGCCCATTGCAAGTAATGGTTGGCGTTGCCACTCGTACCAGACTGCTGTACATGTTCTAAATATCTGTCGAGCAATTCTTTATCTGATTCTTCGTCTGTTCCGCCTTCGGTCTGTTTATCATTTGTCACACTCAATACGCTGCTTAAATCTCCTATCACGGTAGTAATGAAATGTGCTTCCACATTACCTTGTGCACCTCCAGTAACAGCTTTAATGTTCACGGCCGCACTGCCATTTAAAACCTTACCTTCTTCCGTTGTCACGTAATATAGGGTATCACTGTCGATGAGTGGGGATGAGGAAACTTGTGTTCCAACAGGGATGACGGTTCCATCAGGTCCGGTAAACGTGACTTGTCCTTCTGCTTCCGTTACCGCTTTTCGTGTTAAACCCATTTCTGCACAGCGTAAATCCAGATATTCACCGTAAGTCGTATCAGCAAAGCCAAAACGAAGTACTTGATCTAAGTGAATGTAAGTTTGTGCTAGTTCAATCGCTGCTGGCGATAAGAGATCATGCGTGATAGACCCTTGTCGCTTATCAATGTCATCTGGCACTTGTCCTAACATACGCTCTAAAATAACATCTTTTGTTACGTTCTCATATGCCATTACAACTTCACCTCCTCTTGTATGCTACCTAGGTAAGTTTCTACTTGAAACGATACGTAGATAGCATCGTCTTGTCGCTTTACTTTTACATCTTTAACGTCTGTAATTCGATCATCGTAAATGAGTGCTTCTCTTACGAGACGAGGAATTTCGGCAAAAATGAACTCATTAGAAACGTCTTTGCCGATAAGTTCTTCCAATTCACTTCCGTATTGGTCATCATATATTAAATAGCGAAATCTAGGCGTACATAGTGCTTTACGAATATATTGTTTGATCGCTTGTAAACTATCTACAAATCCTTTCATTTCGCCTGTATCAAAATTAAAATGGTATGTCTTTGACGATGCTATTTGCTTTCTACTCTCTTTTATCTCTACATTTGGCGCTTGTTGTATTGGGCTTAAAGCCAATTAAATCACCGCCTTATCTAATACGACAAAAATTTGATTATCTTGTATCGAGGCGACAATAACACGGTCTCCAACTTCAAGTTTAGACATGATCGTCACTTCGATATTTTCTCCTGAAACTTCGGCATCCAAGCCTAATGTTGTAAACGTAACGTTATTATTGGGGATAGTAGAACCCCCAGCAGTACATGAACTGGTGGCGCTAATATCATGTTGGGATACATCTGCTTGCACCGTCATAGGCTGCTGATTTATGTTTAACGTACGTTTATGTTCCAACAATTGCTCCGCTACAATTAAATCCGTACCCTCTAATTCAATGTTCATATTGTCCACTTTAATTTTCAGAGGTTCAACAGACAGTACGGTTGCTAATTCGACATCTACATCTTTGTTATAGCCGAATGTTTGCATCATTTGTATGAGCTTGCTATAGGAGCCGCCTTCTGGCTTTTCTTCATTCACTTTCATTTTTACCTCCTCCTAAGCAGGTGAAAACTACAATGCTACTCTTGCTCTGTATATTCTAGTGTAGGAAGCTCTTCTTTTTCAGATAATGTCACTTGCATGCGATGCATATTGTTCTCGAAAGTATGACTATCTGTTACGACATAGTAAGCACCTTTCATGCCTGTCATGGCTTCGGTGACATCCACGGATGTTCCAGAAATAACGCCATCGTGACCTAATGCTTCGATGCTTGCTTCTTCCGACACTTTGTTCAAGTCTTTTAATAACTGTTTTGCTAATTGTTTTAGTTGAGACTGTTTTTGATCGTTGCTTGCCGTTTCCAAATGCTGCATTAAACCATATTTTTCAATAGACTGATCGTCATGCTCAATCTCTTCATCGTAGGGACCCTTATTAATATCTCCACTGTATACCTTCACTTGATTGCGTAAGTCTTCGATAGATTCAGAATAGGATGCGCCTAATATGTTAAATCCGTTTTGTAAAACCCACTCTACTACTCTTTCTTTGCGTTCTTTAACAAATAGTTTTCCTTGTTCAGAATAAATAAAAAAGCGCCTTCCGGTTTGTTTCTTCGTTTCCGTTAAGGCGGTAATCATCATATCCCATAATGTTTTGTCTCGTAAAATTAATTTTGGCAGCACATAGCCTGTATCTTGAATCGATCCAACGAGAATATCATACTCACTACATAGCTGCCCGATAATTTCAGAAGCTGTCATGTTGACAAATTTTTTCGTATCCATGTTTTTTGTTAAATATATATTTTCATCGTATGCCGTTAGTTTCATCGTCCCATCTAATTCCATAGAATGAGAAAAAATAACACCGCGAAATAGTTCTTTATCGTCTTTTGAAAGGACTAGTGGTTTCCCTTTTTCAAACGTAATGATAGGATTATCCCCATTTTCCGTATTGGAAATACTAAGTTCTAGTTTGCGGAATGCCTGTTTAATATCTCCCGACCATGTAACAGAAGTCACGATAGGATCAATATAAAAGTCTCCGTTATATGCTATTTGTAAATTCATTATGGAATCACCAACTTTTGTTTCGGGTAAATCAAGTTTTCATTCGGTCCGATGACATCGACGTTTGCATCATAAATTTTGCGCCACTCACTTCCATTTCCCAATGTTTTTTGCGCAATTTTCCATAATGAATCTCCGCTTTTTACAATGTAAGTTGTTACTTTCTCTTGGTTATTTGGTCTTACTTTTTGCAAGTCATCGGGACCTTCTACTTTTTGAAATTCTAGGAATTTAAATTCCTTCAAACTAATCGTAAAGTAAATATCTCCAGGGCTACCCGCTTTTTCTTCGTAATTGAATGAGCGGATGGTTGCTGCGGTATTTACTTTTTGGGTTTCATCATGACTTGTAATTTTAAAGCTAACGGGGTTACCTGACTTTTGCCACTCTTCTATTTTCTTTACTGCCTGCCAAGGTTCTGGAAAGCCATCATATTCACAATACATCGGCTGATAGTCTTTTGGAAAAAAAGATGAGAAATCATACTGTTTGAGTTGCTCTTCTCCGATGATGGTAAACTCACCAAGTTTGGAAACTTGTACATCGTTAAAGTTATGACCAGAAGATATGCTGATGTTTTGTGGATTCACTGGAAGTTGAAAAGTTTCCGCTTCGTTATTGTAACTTAACCAAAATTGCACTTTATCACCTCCTAAGCATAAGACATGCCTGCTTCACTCATTCTAGAAACTAAAACACTAGCAATACGATCAATATCTGCATCTTCTCTAACAACAATCTGATCCGCTAATTTAGCAATGTGCATGCTATTGCTACCGTAAGCTTTATTTTCCTCAGATGTTAATACCCTTTCCCCTTTGTGCAAACGGGCAATATATCCATCTCTTGGAACGTAAGAAAGGCCGCTAGAATGAGAACCATCCACGCTATCTCCACCTGTAACGAAATTAATAGCATTGCCAATAAGTTCTCCACCAACATCTCCTACAGATTTAAAGAAGTCCGTTACATTCCCTACAACACTACCAATACTATCTGCAAGGAAGTCAAACGCAGACTTGAGAGAACCAATTATAGGCTCAACTATTCCCCACATTATGCTAATAACATCTCCAATGAGAGGAATTAGTGGTTCAACTATTTCAGTCACGAGCCAGTTAATTCCTTCTGCCAAAGTACCTGCTAGGTCCGCTGCCATAGGAAAAACGGTATTAAAAATATCCATAACAGTAGGCATTACAGCTTCTACCACAGATCCAATCGCTCGAATTAAACTAGCAATTAATGTGAAAACGGGCTTTACTGCGGTTTGAACGGAGAGTATAGTTTCTATAAATGAGCCCCAATACGGTTTCACGGCTTCAATGATGGTAATCATAGCATCTTTAAACGCATTAAATACTGGTGTTAATAGCGCTACACCATTAGCAAAATATTGCTGAATCTTTGGCCAGTTTAATTGTATAAACTGAATTAGATACATTACCCCCTCTATTAGACCAGCAAATAAGTTACCTCCCATTTGAATGAAAGGTTGCATTTTATCAGCACTAAATATTTCATTCATCAGTGATAGTAGTGGTTTTAGTTTGTCTAAGGCCATTAATCCAACCTGAGCCAAACCTTCTTTAAATCGTGTAGTAAATTGCAAATATTCTCCCATTGCACTATTGTCCATTAACTCCACCGCATAAGTGGAATGACCAATACCTTCTAATATTTCATCTAGTCGTTGGATCTTTTCTGCGTTTGTTTGTAGTTGATCAAACCCTACAAATTGATCAGCAATGTCATACTTTTGTGCAAATGCATCCGTATTACCCTGCATGACTTGCATTAGTTCATCTGATAAAGATGACATGCCTTTACCAGTAGCAGCATCCATTCTATTCGCAAAATCGACTAATTGATTTAATTCACTTTGATCCGTTGTTATAGGAGTAAACGAATTGGCAGAGGCAAGAAAATTATCTGTGGAAAGCCTTGAACCATCTGCCTTCTTTTTCATTTCGTTAACTAGGTCTGATGTTAATTGAGCAGCTTTTGCCTTTGCATCTTCACCACCACCAAGTTTTGCGTGTATAGCCGCTTGGATAGGTATAACTTGCGTTTCCCGCTTTGCAGCCGATTTCAAAGCTGTTGAAGCTAGACTAAATACAGCAGTTGCGGCTTTTACAGCTAAATCAGCAACCATTAACAATCCGCTTTTCATTCCTGCAAAAGCTTTAGAGGATGTAGACTTCATTGCTCCAAATGCTTTTCCAGCACCTGATTTCAATCCTCCGAATGTAGATGTGAAAACTGAACCCAGTTTACCAAACGACTTTTTTATTAATCCTGCGTACTTCATCTTATTAAAAAAAGCACTTAGTTTTCCTTTGGCTTGATTCGTCTTATTTATGAAGGACTGAAATCCATGAGTTGCAGTTTTTGTGAAAGATTTGATGATCTTTGTTTTATTCATCATGTTCCACGCTTTATTTGAGATAGAAGGGATAGTTTTCATTGTCTTCTTAAGTTTGCTTGAAGCAGAGGATGTCTGTTTCATAGATGCGGCTAGCATATTTGTTTGGTCCGTTAACTTTCTGGTTTCTTTTGTGGTTTTTTTCAATTTTTTAGCTGCTACTTTGCTAACTTCACTCATCTTTTTTAAAGACTTATTAAAAGCATCTAGCCGATCTAGGGCTTCTTTTAAGCTGTCTGAAAAAGTATTTATTTTTTTTATCGTCTTACTTAAATCCTGATCCACCTATCTCCCTCCTTTCTGATTTAACCTTGTTGTACGCTTTCTTTCACGCTCTTCTTCTTCAAGTACTAATATCATAGAAGAAAGCATAAATTGCTGGACTATTCTAGGTTTGGAGAAGATTTCGTCAGGTGGTATCCCTTGTCTTTGAAATATTTCATGCATTAAATAAGGTATGCCACCTGACTTTATTAGTTTTTTATTTCTTCAATTTGTTCTTCCTCATCACCAAATCCAGAAAGATTTAAAATTTCGGTTGTTAATCTTGCGATTTCTCCTGCTAATAAACGCTTTTGAATAACATCAACTGGTGTAGGGCCGAAGGCATTCACTAGCTTATCATCAGACCAATTTGGTTGTTTACAAGATTTTTCAATGATTAATGCTCCAAACTTCTCTTCATCAAGCTGTTTTCCATTCTTCACTGGGTAACTTGCCTGTTCACGAATTCGATGTATTGTTTTTCCATCTAATGCTTCGATGGAGAAATTAACACCAAATCGTTTCATATATAATTCTTTTTGTGGTTTGATTTCCGTATCTAATAATGCATTTAAAATTTCTTCCTGTCGTTGGTTACTCATTTTATTTTTCCTCCAATGTATAAAATAGAATAATGCTATGAAATACTTGCATGAATAAAAGTAAAAAGCGGTTTATTTCTAATAAGGAAATAAACCGCTACTAAAATCTCTTTATTGAGCTTGTATCTTATCTTCTAATTCATATCCAGTGAATGTAAATGGTAGCTCTTCCTCTACTATTGAACCAACTTCATAGTTCATTAGCGGAATACTATCGAATTGAACGCCTTTTAGACGAACACGGTATGCACCAAATGATTCAGGATCAGCTAACTTCATCATAATACTTGTTACAAATGGCCCCTTTGTATCATCTGCTACTTGTCCTATTCGCTCAATAAATTCTGTAGTAATCTTATACCCGGTCATTGTACCACTGCCGGTTAAACTAGTAACCTTATGAGCTACCCAACGAGTCCCAGCACGTTGTATTTCTTCTTTGTTTATCTCTACAGCAGCTTCTGCACTTTTTATATTTGTTAACCATTCTCCATCATACCAAACTTCTCCAAATGTTCCGTTAATTGTACGTGATGCATCTAATGCCACATCAATCACCTTCCTCAGTTAATTTTATTTTGTTTATACATTAATGTTTAAGAATATACGTTCCATGGAATCTACTTCTTTATACCCTACAATTAGGAATACAGAGTCTCCCTCGGATACTTGGTTTGCATCTAATTCCACTGTAATGTCAGAAAGCACATTCGCATTCTCTAACGTTTCTAAATAAGCTTTAATGACACCAATTAATGCTTTTTGACCATCCTCATTATTATTCAACTTACCGATATAAGCTTCTGCTGCTGCTTTGGTGATGTCCGTTGCAACTGCTTGTCTTGCTCTGATTGCACGGATTTTTTTCGTTGAAGATGAAATACCTTGTTCGATTTTCACTCTTCCACCGTCATGTACAAGTACAAGGGCACCGTTGCCTAGTGCTGTTTTGATGTCACTGTGCTTGAATCTTACATTGACATCATCTACAAATACTTGGTTGTACGTAATCGATTTATTAATCGCTGTACCTGCAATAAGTCCTGCAATATATGGTGCAAAAGCTGCTGAATGATGCGTTTCATCCTCAATTTTGACACCATTAATGAGATGAATGATATAATCCTCATCGAATTCTTTTGTTGCTGGAACAGCGCTATCATCTGAGCGGCCGAGCACAGCCATGAAGTGTTTCCCTTCGGAACGGTTTGTTTCAATCCATGTTTTTACACTTGCTTGCTCGCTTGTATCTGCTGTACCGTCAAACACGAATACGTTGAATTCGTACTTATCAAATTCATCACGCATTGCAGCATAATCTGGCGTAGTTTCCATAGCATAAGCGAGTACTTCTTTTGCACCACCTTGTAATGCAAATTTGATGGATTGAATGTTCCCTTCTCCGAATAATGTTGCTGCTTCACTTTCTTTGGAAACGGTGTACATTGTTTTCGCTACTGCTGTTCCGGATGAAGTCATGATCGGCATAGCGATAATGCCACGAGCACCTCCTTGAATTTGTGCTGTTGCAGCCTCTACAAAATTTAAATATAAACCTGGACGCTTTGGTAATGCTGTTGAATCCCAAGATCCTCCTGCCATGTTTTATTCCTCCTCATTGTTTTGATATGTTGCATAAACATTTTTGATTTTGCTGTACGTTCCTTGTTGGAAAGGAAGCATTTCGGTAACAGCTAGTACCCCTGTACACTGTATGTCAACGTTATCTTCTGGAATAGAGTAAGTGAACGATTGGACTCTCATCGCAGGTTTAGCGTTAGGTAGTGCGATGCTCTTTGCCTCATATAAGGCGTCACTTAACATGTCCATTTGCTTTAGTACGTTGTTCATGTTTTGCTCGTAGTAATCGATAGCAAATTGTTTTGTACTTTTCATTTGATAGGGGGATTGGATTTCTCTTTTGTCTTCCATAAATCGTATGACAAACGTTCCGTCCTCCACCACACTCGGCTTCTCATGCCTTACAACATGATTGGCTGAAAGGGTTTGCTGCAAAAATTGTTCCATAGCTGCAAAGTTAGTTTCAATGGACATGTTCATCACCTCCTTTTTTCAACTTACAAGGGATGAATAAAATGTTCCGACATTTGTTCATCCAAAGCTTTGTCTTGATCATGTGTCTTCATCTTGTCCCTTCCCAATCCTTTCCTTCCTATAGAAAAAACGCCGTTATGATCTGTGATCAACGACGTTTTATTCTATAACCTATTCCAAGTAGATGACATTACAGTGTAGTGAACAATAAAGCATCTTGTGGTGATGTTTCTGATTGTTCATATAAGTAGGTAACGAACTTCAAAAATTATACCCCCTAAATGCAATTTTTTTTATTTTTT